TTACAAAAGGTACCCGTGTATGATATCTTGCGGACAGTTCAGTTGCTTTATCTTTAGATACACCTAACACTGCTTTAAATTTTGCTTTACCCATTCCATAAAATAATCCTAGATTAATTACCTTTGCTTGACTTCTTGGTATCTCTGCCATGTCTGCTACAATCTGGTGAAAGTCTGTCTTTGAATTTGAGTCATAAGAATCTGCAATTTGATTTACGGAACTTAATCCAAATCTTAGTGCGTAATGTGCAACAAGCCTTGGCTCCTGTTGCGAGTAATCAAAACAACCCCACTTTGTACCTTCCTCAGGTATAAATAAACTTCTTATTAATGGACCCGTGTCTGGATCTCTCGCAGGTATTTGCTGTAAGTTTGGATTTGAATATGAAAATCTTCCGGTTACTGTACCACCATCATCAGATCTAATTTGATTTATCTCTGCATGAATTCTACCATTGTGTTCGTGTTTAAGTATTGTATCTATAAATGTCGTATTGACCTTGTTTAATTTTCTTGCTTGTGCTATCATTTTAACTACAGGATGAGAATGATTAGAAAGGAAATTTTTTGTAAATGAAGGCGACTGCGTTTTTTCAGTTTTTTCGTAAGGTAATTTTAACTTATCGAAAACGGTTGCAATCGATCTGGCAGCCCATATCTGAGTATCTATTCCTGTTTCTTTTTGGACTTGGTGTAATAATAATTCTTCTCTGGTGGTTAATTCTTTTTTTAATAGATTGGCTGCTTCAACATCTACCCGAACCCCTAGGAAACGCATATCAACCAGACAAGGAAAAAGATCTGTCTCAAGATTAAATATATCTTGAATATCTTCTTCCACAATTAATTTTTTTACATGCTGCCAAAGATCAAAAGTTAACTCAGCATCTTTTTCTGCGTAAGTTCCAACTTCACTCGCAGGTAATTGCCACATGTCGGCCTTTGGATCTAGCCCTCTTGACTTAGCTGCTTCGTTGAGTGATCTTTCATTCTTGCCTTTGTTTAAATAATGCCATGACAGAGTATTGAGTGTGAATGAAAATCTATTTTCATCTAGGAGTGAACATGCAACCATGGTATCTACCACTAAACCATTGATATTTAAGCCTAATTTACGTATCCAACATACGTCATACATAGCGTTATGAAATATTTTTGTAGCCGGACATTCAAGAATATCTTTGAACCACTCTAAAGTTTTATCTCTGTCCATATTAGGTCCTTCTCCATGTGCTATAGGAAAATACCAATTGTCGTGTTCAACGGCTACAGCTATTCCAACAACTTCACCACGTCCTACAACTGCACCCGATCCTAGAGATTTTAAATCTGTATCTCTTGTTTCTAAATCGATTGCTATCTCAGGGTAATTACGTAGATCAGGATATTCTTTATGCATTACCCATTCTGTTTGAGCTTGCATGTAGCTTGGTAATTTCATTTGTAATCCCTTTCAATTATCATCTCGATAAAATGTATAGCTTTTAATAAATCTTGTTTCTTACCTTTATCACGATGTCTAATTATATATTTTATTGCACAGCCCTCGGGATATAGTAATTCATTTTCTACTACAAACTTACTAGGCTGTATTTTATATTTTTGATAATGTGATCCTCCGTGTTGCTTGTCCCAAACTTTATTTGTCATGTATGCCTCCTTTTATAGCAAAATTTATACCCACAGATACTCTTTCACATTTAGATTTGTGTGGATTTACCTCATGTCTTAGTCCGTAAGGAAATATATAAATTTCTCCGGCTATAGGTGCTCTTTGAATAAATGAAATAGTATAAGGAGCATCTTCTCCATACAAAAAAGTAATTGCACCAGGGCCGATAGACGAGCTTTTATCTTCCTTTATTTCTTTTTGTAATTTTTTAGGAATGTCAATGTATAACACAGCAGAAAAATCACAGTCACGATGAACATGAACAGGATTGTAATCACCGGGTTGCATATAATTTACCCAAGAAGATTTAACATATAAAAAATCTATTGGTTTGTTATACCAGTGAACATACGCTTCTTTAAACGCTTTTATATAAGGTTGTAATATTTGATTTAATTTATCACTATCAATAGTATATTCGTGTTGAATATTACCAGCTAAACTTTTTATGTATAATCTTTTAGGATCTTTTTTACACAGACTTTTTACTTTTTTTAAATTATCATTAGTTAATTTAGTTTTAAAAAGTAATGGACCCCAATAATAAAAATCATACTTAATCATAGTTTATATTCCTTTATTACTTTTTTAGCTTTTAACTTATATAGATTATTTCTTGCTCTTGAAATGCCCACATACCACACTCTATGCTCCTCATCTTGTTTGTCAACACTTTGTTTAATTCCTTTTTGAACTTTACTACTTTGATGCAAAGATAAAATTACATTATCTTCTTCACCTCCCTTTGCTGCGTGAATTGTTGAAACAAATATTCTTGCTTTACTACTTAATTTCTCCCCTGCAGCTAACATATTTCTTATATACAAAACTTCTTTGTGTGGAGCTGCAGTAAATACATCATACCACTCTTTATTTTTATTCCAAAATTTTGCATTAGGTATGTAATCTCTGATGTCATTTATCTCTGAAGGTTCTAATGCTTCTTCTGTTTTCCATTTAGTGTACGCTACTGCAGCGTTATATATTCCAACTATAAAACTTTTACCTTTATTGCTTTGATAATATAAATTTTTACGTCGAAGCTCTTCCATAATAGTAAGCAAATTACTTTTAGTTCTAGATAAAATTAACCAGTTACCTTGATGTAAGTTAACTTGACCTAAATTATTTATGTGTTGAGCTAATCCTTCTACGGGCCGGGGTAAATATTTTTTATGTTTCCTGATGCCTGCTATACGACTAATGGGTATCTCTGATTGTTTTTGTACAGCTTTTGATATACGCCTTGAGTGTTTTAAAATAATTTCTCTACCAGGTTCTGTAATAAATCTGTTGACATCAGCTCCGGCCCACGCATAGATAGCTTGATCATCATCACCAGCTAAATACATATGTTCCGTTTTAGTTTTTAATATATCAACTAATTTCCATTGTAGTGGAGATAGGTCTTGTGCTTCATCAATAAATATAGCTTTTAATTTTGGTATCTTGTCTTGTTTTTCTATTAATGTTTTAATTAAATCATTAAAGTCCATTATTTCATTTATCTTTTTATATTCTTGTAGAGTGCTAGCTATATTTTTTAAAGGACCCCAATTAATAACTTTTCTATCGTGTTCGTTTCGATTAAATAATTCTTTTATGTCTATGTCCAGGTTAATAGCCTTACCTATCATTTGAAAGTATGGATTGTTACAAGTCAGATAATGTGTTTGTTCTTCATTGTATTTATCAGAATAGTTTACACGAATACCTAAAAGCTTCCCGATTTCTTCGTAATTATAAGGTTGCATAATTTGTTCTTCGTTCATACTCAGGAGATGAAAACAAAACGCATGGATAGTTTGGAAGTAAGGGACTTGTTTTTCCGATACTCCCACCCTATCACGCGCTACCCCAGAGGCTTTTTTAGTAAAAGCAAAATATCCAATCTGGTGATATGGAGTACCAGTTCGAACATATGCTTTTACCCTTTGAAGTAATCTGTAAGTCTTACCTGTACCAGGTGGACCAAATATTTTAGTCAGCTTTGCCATTTGATTTATGAAACGTATCTACTAATTTACCAGTATAACCCATGGTTCCATGATGGGTTGTTTCTCCATCAACAACGGCATGAAATTTAAATCCAGCTTCTCTAGCTAAGTCACAAAATTTTACGTCTTCGCCTAACCAGACTCCATCTTTAAATTCTGTTTCCCAAAAATTATATAAGTATTTACCTGCTTCTTTATTAATAGCATTATAATTTTTTATTTTTAAATCAGGGTGTTGTTGTATTAATTTTTCATAAACTCTTCTATGAATCATTGTTAACCCTGCAGGTCCTCTTTTAATTTCAGTCATTCCTTTGTTATCAATATTTATATTTTGATGATCTGCAAACTGAACAGAATATTTTACAGAATTGTCTTGTGTTTTTTTTCTGTAGGGACAACAAATAAAATCTTTTTCTGCTATTATCATTCTCCCTATTACATCTGGTTCAAACTCTACATCTGCATCTACAAATAACTGATAATCAAAACCTGATTGTAAGAACAATGCTGTTAATATATTTCTACCATACCCAATGTATGGACATTTAAATGTATTGATTGTTGTTTTTATTTTTGCAGCGGTAAATTTATCAAACAATTTTACCAATGATAAACATGTGCCGACATGCATTTGATCGTATGCAGGTAATGAAACGCATACGCTTGGTACTTTTTTCGTCATACTATCTCCTTTTTATCTTCTATTTCTACTTTTTCGTCTGGTGTTTCTTCACGTTCTAATCCCTCTATTGGTAGTTTTAATACTCTAAGTTGTGGAAAAGATTCTTTGTGATCGCCTTTAGGAAATCTTTTTTTACAATCAAAGTCCCCCTTAAAATGTTGGCGAATTAAGTGAGCTGTCCTATCTCTTTTTTGAGTCCAGTCTCCTCGTTTTAATTCTTCATAAAATTTTTGAAATATAAAATAATAATAATTTTCTTCTATCAGCACTGATCCACTTTCAAATGCAGTGTTGGTAGTTGCTTCGGGTCCATTTACATATTCAATTAAAGCTTCTTTTAATATCTCTATAGGATTAGTTCCTATTGGTGGAGGCATATCTTTTTTAGTTGCCCATAATCCTTCAAGTATTTTTTGAAATTCATTTTGTTTTATTATTGGTGGAAAGATACTAGTGCTATCAGCTACTAATTTACGCATTTGTTTTACTTCATCCATTTTACTAATATTCTTAGCGTGGACCTGCACTACATCATTATTACCCAGCTCTACATCAAAAAAATATTCTGGCTCTGGTCTATAGGTTATTTTAATTAGATTAGATAATTGCGGCCAGTGGGTATCTCTATTACTTCCTATACCAAATTTTCTTTTAATACACACACCTTTTGCACAGTATGCAGATATTGGTAAGTCATAACATGTATGACCTGCCGTATCTTTTTTCCAAAATTTTATTTTATCTTTTACTTTTTCATCACCCCATATTTCATCATACTGTATAAAATTTCTAGCTGCTTCTAATACTTTTTTATCCCAAGATTCCGGATATTTCTTTTTAGCAAATACCATGTAATTAAATAAAAACCTGTCTCTTTCATCTTTTAATTTGGTGCCTGATTCCTGAATCTGTTTACAGATGACCTGTAGGCATGGTGGTCCATCTTTTAAATCATCTGGTCCACCAGTAAGTTCATCATTTACTTTTTTATTTATTAAATCTTTTAATGATTCTTTTGTTTGTAGATTTGCTTCAACAACATTTAAAAAATCTTTGTATTCTATGGAAGAGCCATCAGGTTTAAGAGCTCTACGCTCTGTTGTTTTAAAGTATGGTAAGTTTATAAAACTACCTACAGTTTTTTCTCCGTTTTGATTCTTACCTAGTTTAGTTTGTTTAGGATATATTTCTGTCTTAGATGATAATCCAAATAAAAATAATAAATTTTGTAATACTTCTCTAATTAATGTCGAAGGTACTTTTTGTTTTGTAAAAATATAAATATGTAATCCACCACTTTTTGATTTAATAGGTATGACGGGTAAACTTTTTTTATCTATGACTTGTAAAAACTTTCCTATATTAAAATCAGAATAACTAGTAGGATCAATATCAATTGCTCCAAAAGAACAGGTTCCTTCATCATCACAAGGCTGTAGTCCTATTGATACTTTACCGTCTAAATGTTTTTGATAATCTTCATCTGTTATTGCTCGGTGAGCCCAGCCATAATCCCCTGGGTCAATCTTTAACTTACCTGTGTTCTCATCTATGTAGCCATTTTCTACATTACAAAAACCAAAGTCGCGTGTTAATCCTGTAAAATACTTTTTAAATTCTTCCATATCTTTATTAAGGGCG